CTATGGCTCTTTATAGAAGCGGTGGTTGCCGTGGTCAAATAACCGCACAAGCCGCCCTTCGTTTACGGCGCGTTCGTGCCATACCGTGCGCCCTGCGGCGGCTTCGCGTTCTAACACGCTGATACTATGAAAGAACGTCGCGCCCTGTGAAAAGTCTTCGCCGTTCAATGCCCTGTGTACCGCGCTAATGGTGCGGGCGTTTGGTTGCGCTTCGTTGAAGTCGGCGCGGGTCGTCGGGGTAAATGCGCCCGAAGCAAAAACAACGTCGTGAAGCGTATTCGGGAAATTGCGGGCGGCAAGTCTGTTTTTGATAACATTTACGACAAGTATTTGCCCTTTTTCGTCTTCGCCCCGCGCTTCCCAATGGGTAATGACTTTAAGCAAGCGCAAGTCTGCGTCGGCTTGCGTTTGTTCTGCTTCGCTTACGGCATAAAGCGGCGTTTCGTCATAGCAAGGCGGCGCCTCGCCGTCCCCTGCATTTTTGATAACAGGCAAGCGGCGGTCGCCGTCCCATGAAGCCGCGAGGCCCAACGCCGCCGAAAAGTCAGTAAGCCTTACCCATGTTTCGCCGCTTTTAATAAAGCCCCTTATTTCCTGTACTTCGCCCAAAATATCAAGGGCAACCGTGCGGACGGGTGCTTCTTCGGGTTCGTTGAATATCGGCGGCTTTTGCGGGTCGCGCCCGCCGCTCTTTAATTCGGCGGCAATATCTTGTCTAAATTTGTTCATGGTAATACCGTTGCGCGTCCAAATATGGTCAATGTCGCCGTGATTACTTGCAATGCCGCGTCGGTGTCCCTCTGCATGGGATATAACAACGCCGTCGGCTAATGGGTCAAGGTCAAATTGACGGCAAAGCGCGGCGAAGTGCTTTACGGCGTGTTTGTACGTCGTTTGTACAAATTCAAGGGTTCGGGCGGGGTTATTGTCTGTAAATTGCGCCCCCTGTGTATACCTAATCGTGTTAGGCTCGGTTATTTCTATGCCTATATGGGTATCGTTGCCGCTTCCGTTCGCGCCGCTTCCGCAATGCCACGCCCTATGCGTCCAAGGCAATGTTTGATATAAAATGCCGTTTTCGCCCATGAAGCCATGTACGCCCACTTGCCGCCCATTCGGGCGCGGTACGTTGAAATTACGTACGAATACAAGCGGGTCGGGTTGCGGAACGCCGACGGAATGAACCATAAGCCCGCGTACCTCTATTTGCCTGTTTGCGCGGTAATTTTCGTTGTTGGTGGTAAATCGTTGCTCTACTGATTGCATTTTTATTCCCCTTCCTTGTCGCTTCGCCTATCGCAAAGCCAATATGTCACAACAACTGTAAAAACGGTCATAAAGTAACCTTCGATTTCCGCGCCTCTTAAAACCTTGAACAAAAAAACAAAAGCAACCACTAAAGAAATGATTGCTTTTGCCCTCAATAGGTTTATAAGGTTTTTGATTATACGGTCTTTATAGCTCATTCGTCGCCCCCCTTATCGTCGGGCGGCAAACTCCCGCCGTGAACCTTCACGAAAATTTTATTGATTTTGCTTGTCATTTCCGTTTGGTTTTTTAACGAGTTATCAAATTTTGTGTTAATTTGTGCAATGTTTGTCGCCGTTTCCTTTATTGCGTCGCCGTGCTTGTCTAGTCGTTCGTGTACGCGCTTCAACGCTTCTACTTGTGACGCGCCGTTGTTATCAAGCGTAACTTGCAAACTTGCTATAACTGCGCTGTTTTTGCTTATAACATCAATAAGCTGTTGTCGGTTTTCCCGCTCATGGTCTTGCGTGTGCTTGTCGCGTTGTGCGTCATGCGCCCGCGTCGCCTTGCGGTCTTTGAGTATGGCAATGTAAAGCGGCGCAACCACAACCGCCATAACAACGGCGACAATAACGAAGAAAAGTATAACTTCGCTATTTGTCGCCGCAACAATGGCTTCATATAAGCCGTAATGCTCGTTAGATGGTGTCGGCATTATGAAAGCCCCCTTGCCCTCATTTGCGCGTTTGCAAACGCCGTAAAGGGTGCTTCGCCGACGGTTTCAAGGCTCACGGCTTCAACGCCCGCAATACTTACCCCCGAAAGCATTTCAACGCCCGCCAAGTCTACCCCCGCAAGTATTTGTACCGCTTGCCGAAGGTCGGCAACCTCGGCGGCGTGTACGGCTTCGGCTATAACTTCGGGTGAATGGCTTTTTGCCGTAAGCAACCATGTGTCAAAGTTTGCTTCTACGTCGGCGGCAAGGTCGGGCACGTCGGGTACAATCAATTCGTATTCGTCGTATTCTGCGAACTCTACAGGGTCGCCGTCGTCAATGGCAACTTTTACTTTGTGCGCGTTTTCATAAAACCGTATGCACACGAACCCCGCCTTGTCGGGTTGTGGGTGTATGCTGAACGCTCCCGACGGCATTTGATTTCCTCTTACTCTCATTTCTGACAACTCCTTTTATTAGTTTTAGTGGTAGTGTATCAACATACTTTCGCTTCAAGCCCTGCGATTTGAAATGCCGTAATTGCCCCGCCCGCGCAAGGAATCCCGCCGCCATTTTGGGCGGTATTGCTTGCCCTGCCGCGTGTCGTTTGGCAATTTTGCGGGAATGACGCATAAGGGACAATGCGTTGCGCTTGCGCTGTGTGGTATAACCTAGACAAAAGCAATACCCCACAAAGTCTATAGGGCGGTCTTTGTTCCCCCGCGCCGCCTGTCGTATGCGAAAAATATTCCAATTCGGGTGTATACTCAATCCCATTTCGGCAAGCCGCGCTTCTACGTCTTTAACCGCCTTTTTCAATTTGCGCTTGTTGCTGTCAACTAATACCATGTCGTCAATGTAACGGACGTAAAAATTGATTTTGTGCGTTTCTTTTATAAGGCGGTCAATAGGCGTTAGATAGAAATTGCAAAACCACGCCGAAGTATAATTTCCTATCGGCAAACCCACGCACGAACGCACTATTGTTTCAATAAGCCATAATGCCCGCTTATCTTTTATAAGCCGCTCGAACGCCCGCATAAGCGCGTCATTACCGATTGTTGGATAACACTTCTTAATGTCAATTTTGACGGCGTATTTTGCCTTTTTGCCGCGTTGAAGCGTCGCCCGCTCTATGCCCTTCTTTGCGTGGTTCGTACCCTTTTTCGGTCGGCTTCCACAACTCCAATAATACATACGCTTTTCAAGAATAGGGACAAGTATTTGCATAAGCGCATGTTGTACGCATAAGTCGGGAAAAAACGCGGGTACTTGCGTTTCGCGTGTTTTGCCCTGCAAGCGGTCGTTTATAACAATGTTTCTATAAAGCGTCGGCGTGTATGTTTGGTTTTTTAGTATTTTGTGAAGTATCGCGGCATACTGCCCGATATTTTCAAATACTGGCTTTACGTCTTTTCGGCTTCGCTTACCGTAAGAAGCGTTGTAAATTGCGCGTTTGCAATTTGCATAACTGCAAATGCTATCGTAAATTTTGCCTATTCGTTTCATGGGATAACCTCGCTTTTCTTCTTTTTACCTCGCGCCCTTTCGGTTGCCCTACTAAGCCGCGTCCCTACGGTAAACTTTTTTGGTAAAAGACCACGGAATAGCCGCGCATTGTGATAAATTTTTCTTTTTAAGCAAAAAGAAGACGCGCCCCCACGTTCGTCCTCACATTCGACGAATCGTTGTTGACATTCCACGCAAACAAGCCCGCCCTGCCCGCGTTATTCCAATTACCGCCGACGATAGCAAGCCGCCACGCAAAGCGCGACTATCCCAAAAAATAAAAACATTAAAAGACTTTAAGACCGCAAGGGGTGCAAGCCCCCCTTCCTAACCCCCTATCGGGGAATACAAAGAAGACGCGCCCCCACGAACGTCCACACAGCCGACGAAACGTCGCGGACATGCCACGCAAACAAGCCCGCCCTGCCCGCGGAACTCCAAGCACCGCCGACGAAAGCAAGCCGCCAACCCGCCGCATTGAACCAAAAAGCGTCACTTAAAAATGTTGTTTCACTTCCCCCTGTAACCGACGACGGCAAGCCCGCCCACGGTTGCGCGGGGTCAAAACCCAGCCGCGTTGCAAATGTACCCGAACCCGACAAGGGAAGCGGAATTGCTATTGGCGTGTAATTTGTCGCCGTGTCGTCGGCGTAATTCGTCGGGTCGTTGGCGAATAAGTGTTGCCCTGTGTTGACGTTGTAGCCGTCTACGAACTCCCAAACATTGCCCCACGGATTTTCTATACCGCGCCATACAACCGACAAGCCGTTAGGATTTACGCCCGCTTCGCGCCCCGAACCTACAACCGAATTTGTGCGCCCTGTTACCAACGCCGCCGCCGTTGCTACGTTGCCGCCGCCGATAACTTGTTGCGTGTTAAGGTGTGCAAACTCAATTCTAATAAGCAATTCTAACGCCATGCGCGTTGTTAAATCTTGAACGCTCCATATTGTACCCTTGCCCCTTGCGCCTGTACGGAACGCCGCCCGCGTAATACTGACAAGCGGCGCAAGCCCGCTTCGGCTAACGTGTCCCGCTCCTGTTTCATAAGCCCCAACATAAATAAACGGTACATTACCCCACGGACGCGCAAAAGCGGGGTGAACGGCGAACCCGCTCATAGGTTGGTTGCTTATCCATTCCCGCCGCTGTGTTGTGTCTTGTTCGACGCGGTAATAGAAAAGCGGTATTTCTACCATTACGTCGGCGGCGGTATATGTGAAGCCCTCTTGCCCTTCGTATGCGGCTACAACGCCGTTTACGCCCGAATTACAACGGCGTATGTCGCGGTATACTGGCATTTCGTCGAAGTCTGAAAAGCCTTGCGCCGTACCTATGCCCGAAGTAGCGACAAGCCCTACCGCGTCGTCAAGCCGAACAAGGGCGGGCGAAGGGTTGGTAAAATTCCATGCAACGCCCATTCGGGCATTTACAGGAATAACAGGGGTAACGCGGCGCAAAATAGCTTCAATGTCGCGTTTTGCAACCTCTAATTTTTCGCTTACACGGTCAACGCTTTCTTGACTTGCCCGCGTTAAATCCATGCCCGCGCTGAAAAACGCTTGATTTGCTATACGGTCAAAATTGATGGTTGTTACGTCGCCCGCCGTAAAGCCCGCCCCCTGTGGCGTAAAGTCTACCGAACCAATGCGGAAAACTGCCCCCGCTTGATAATCGTTAGGCATACGGCAACGTATGGAAAAGGTTTCGGGCAACGTCGCGGGAACGCCCGCCGCTATGTTGGGCGGCAAATTGCGAATTGACACAATGTAAGCGTCGTCCCCTGCGTCGTATGTTACGTCGGCGGCTAATACTAAGCTGTCGCCGATAACTGCGTTATTGGCATTTATGACATTATGCCAATCGGGTTGCGTCTTGATTAAGTCTTGTAAAACTGCCATGTTTTCAACTCCTTATCGTATTATTAAAAATAAACTTGTTAAGTTTGCGGGGTCGGGGTCTGCAAAGCCGTATTGCGTATCGCTTATTTGATACATTTCTGTACACGAAGAATAAGCGGCGGTCGTCTTGATTGTTACGCGGTCGTAACCGTCAATTTCAAATTCGGCGGGAACTGTGAAAAGGTTGCCGCCGCCCGCGCCGTATTCTGCCGCGCCCGCTATGCCCGCCGCGCCGTCTACCTTGTGAAGCGTACAAAGCGGGTATCGCCCTAAATTGTGCGTTATCGTGCCTATGGTTTCGGTCGGCGAAAATGTTTGCAATTCCTGTATCAGTAAAAGCAAATGCCCCGCCGTGTCGTCGTCAAGCAAGCCTTTTATGCTGTCAAACCATGTATTGAACTCCGATGACGATTGCGCTTGAAAGTTTGCAAGCCAAACCAAAAAGGCTTGAAAAGCGTTTGTACTGTCGCTTGTGAAGCCGTTTAACAAGTTTATAAATACATTAAACTGGCTTGTTGTGTTGTTTTGGAACTGCAAGAAAAAGTCTGCCATATCCTGCGTAAATTGCGCGTGTCCGTCTATGACTAACTGCGTGTACAAGTCAAAGTAATGTTGTATGTTTTGCGTCCACAACAAATAATCCGCTTCTATACGCGGGCGCATTTCGTTAAAAAACTGTGTAAATTGCGCTGTAATAAATGTCGCGTCAATTTGCTGTACTACGCCCGCCACAATGCCGCATAGTGCCGTATTCCAACGGTTATCAGTAATATTTGCTTGCGTAATAGCCGTCGCGCCCGCGTTTACCCTTACGTCGGCAAGGCATAATTCCCATGCGTCTGCGTCGCGCTGTAGCGGCGGCGGTATAGGGTTGCTTGCAGGTGCTGAAGAACTCACGCGGGCAAATATGCGCCGCTCCGTTAAATCCCAACGAATAATAATGCGGTCAATGCGCGGCAATACCCCGTCGGCAATGGGTAGCGGCAATGTCAATTCGTCGTCGTTGACGTAAAAATAACCATTTATCCAACCGCGCCCCGCTCGAATAATAACGCTTGTGCCAACGTCGCCCGCTATGACTTGCAAGCCAACCGACGGTAAGGGAAAAACGCCGTTTCCAATGAACGAAGCAAAATAATTCGCCCAATGTTCGGCAAGGTAGCGGCGGTCGCCCGCTATCGAATTAAAAAAACTTGAAAACTCTGCCATTATAAAGCCCCTTTCATTGGATATATAAAGCCCTTATTTGTTCAATAAGGGCGGGCAAGCTCTCCCCGAATGTTATTTCAATTTCGGGTTCGGGGTGGTCTTGATAGACTTCCATAATTTCGGTTATGCGTACATTGATACGAACGCCCCAACGCTGATTGATACACGTTACGCGGTCGCCTAAGTCGTAATCGTGCTTGTACTTCAAATTGGCGTGTGTGTTTACCTTGCTTGTAAAAGCCAAGGTTTCGGCGAAGTAGCCTAATTGTTGAACACCCCTTTGAAAAAGCAAAGCGGCGTATGCCGCGTCGCTCATAGACTGCTCGTTGCCGTTTTCGTCGCGCCAAAATTGCACAATGTCGGTTGCGTTTATGAAGACTTCGGCGCGGTCATGCCCTGCGGCTGTTTCGCCTACTTCTACAATGCGGCGCGGTCGGTCGTGGGTATCTTCGCCGCCGACGTATGCCGTACTTCGTAACCGTTCCGTCGAATTTGTAAATGTCTGCTCTAAGATGTTGTCAAACTCGACGGAAAAGACGGCGGGCGGGTTGTCTGCTGAATTGCCCGAAGTCAATTCCAAACCGTCGTATATATTAAAAAAATACTGCTTTTTTCGTATGTCGGCGGTTATGTTAAAGCCAAGCCGTGACGCTTTCGCCGCCCGCTCTAACGCTAACCCCGCATTTATAAAAAGCTCCGACGAATATTCAATATTGCCCCTACTTATGCCCGATATGTCGGTATGGATGATATTGTGCAAGCGGCGGCGCGGGTTCGTTGGATTTGTGATATTTTCGGTCACAATTCGGGTCATAATTTGCGGGGTCGTCGCGGTTGCTACAATAGGGTTTAATATAATGCGCTTGCCTAACCAGTTTGTAACAAAACGCCCTTGTATTTCGATTTCTTCTATGCCCTGCGTGTTTTTGCGAATTTCAATATAGCGAATTTCGCCCGCTTCTTCGTCGCCGTCCCACTTAATCAAAAGTCGGTACATTTGTAGTAAATTATTGTGTTTGGGCGTGAACGGTACAAGCAACTTAAATTCGCCGACGCTGTTATAACGCCTTATCCAAATAAAAGACGTTATTTTCTCAATAACGCCTTTTGCGTCTAAGGCGCGGTCGTATATGTTAAGCTCCAATCTTACACCCCCAAGAACAAATTATTGTGATGTATTGTAACGTCAAGGCTGTACATATTTACATCTGCGTCATATCTAAAAATATTGTCGCCAACGACTAATTGTAAGTAGCGGCTGTCGGGGTCAAGGAAGCGGAAAGCGTCCGTTTCAACGCCGCCGCGCCGTAATGTTACGCTTTTTTCGCCCCATGAAGTATTAACGCTTATTACGTCGCCCGCTTGCATGGTAATGTTAAGCCGTATAAATTGCCCTGTGACGACGTTTAGCAACATAGGATTAACCAACCTACCCAACGCCCGAAAGTCTATACGCATACCCGCCATAACGTCGCCGCCATTGAATACATTTACTATTAGCGACGGTTCGCGCCAACCTATTTGCCAAATGGCTTGCGTCGGGTTTTCGGGGTCTTGTGGTATTTCCAAGCCTTGCGGCAAGTCGTCGTCGGCGCGGTCAATGGGAAATTCAAACCCGCCTATCCATGTTGCAATATCCTGTCGGGCTTCGGTGTCTTCGCGCCAAAATGGGTTACTGCAAAATATTTGTAAAATAAATTGCGACAAAACAGGGGCGGTAACGTCGGGCGACGATTCTTGTATGCTACAGTCAATTACCCGCCGAATGTCGCCAAACTCATATATTAAAAGCCCCGCAAATTCGGGGTTTATAATGCGGTTCAAGCGTCGGCGCAAGCGGTGTATTAACTCCCTGTCCCGCTCGTTTATATGCCCGATTATTTCAATGTCGCGGGCGGCAATGCGGTTTCCTATTTGTGTATTGCCGTGCTGTCCCATGCTGATTATTGAAACAATGTCGTTGCTCATGCGCGATAACCCTGTAACGTCTTTGTCAATATTAACGTGATAGCTTGACGCGGTATCAAATGTCAAGCTATCGCCCCGCGTGTTTACATAGGTAATACGCTTTTTTATTCTCATACCGCGCCCACTTCCCTTGCTATTAATTTGAAATTGCGTCCCGCTTCGCGCTGTTGGGCGGCGTAATTGGTTTCGCGGGTGTAAATATTTTGGTTAAGCACAAAGCCGCCGTTTTTTGCCGCTTGCCCGCCGCGCCCTGTGTAGCTTGCGGGGTCGGGTACAAGGTCGCCGACGGCTTTTTGCACTTCCCGCCGAACGTCCCGCATTTCTGCGGCAAAGCCTACGCCAATCCCTTTTGCCATGTTTTCGCCAATTTCGGCAAATACCCTTGACGGCGAAGAAATACGAAGCCGTGCTTGCGCGTCCCTTACAAGGCGGTCAATTTCGGCGTTTACTTGTTGACGCATGGACGACGAACCATTAACAAACCCTGTACCAATGCCCGCCGCCATGTTCTGTCCTGCCTGTGTAAATTGCTGTACTGCGTTTTGGGCGGTTCTCACTACTTCGTCAATAACCGTTGTAACGGCTCTTGTGGCTTCTTGCGCCGCGCCTGTGATACCTTGCGCCAACTGTTGCATAATTCCTTGTCCCGCCTGTTGAAATTGCGGGTGTGCGGCTGTTATAGCGTCAGTAATGGCTCTTACTATGTCGGCAACGACGTCCGATACTTCGGGTATTGCCGTTCTCATGCCTGCCGCTACTTGCCTGTTAATATCCTGTCCCGCTTGATTGATACTTGAATGTTGGGCGGTAAAGGCTGTAATAATGGCTTGTGTTATCTGTGGAACAACGGCGGTTACTTCGGGTATGGAAGCGGTAAGCCCCGCCGCAATTTGACGGTTTAGGTCTTGCCCTGCCGCGTGTATGGTCTGATGTTGTGCGGTAAACGCGGTAATGATGGCTTGCGTTATCTGCGGCACAATCGCCGTAACGTCGGGAATTGACGCGGTAAGCCCTGCGGCTACTTGCCTATTAAGGTTTTGCCCCGCCTGTTTAATGCTCTGATGTTCGGCGGTAAATGCCGTAATGATGGCTTGCGTTATCTGCGGTACAATCGCTGTAACGTCGGGAATTGACGCGGTAAGCCCTGCGGCTACTTGCCTGTTAAGGTCTTGCCCCGCCTGTTTAATGCTCTGATGTTCGGCGGTAAATGCCGTAATAACCGCTTGTGTGATTTGCGGAACGATTGCGGCTACTTCGGGTATGGAAGCGGTAAGCCCCGCCGCAATTTGACGGTTTAGGTCTTGCCCCGCTTGCTTTATGCCTTGATGTTCGGCGGTAAACGCCGTAATAATGGCTTGTATTACTTGCGGTATAACCGCCGTAACTTCTGCGGTCGCCGACGTTATTCCTTCGGCTATTTGCCGCATAAGGTCTTGCCCCGCTTGCTTTAATTGCGGGTGTTCGGCGTTCAAATTACTAATTATTTTTTCAACAACTGCCCGCGTCGCTTCGGTAAGCTCTGAAAGGTTCGCAATAAGCCCGCTTGCAACTGCCTGCACTGCTTCGGCGGCGGTCTTTTCGCCCGCTTGCCCCATTGCGTCGGCCATAGCCTTTTCAACGTCTTTTGCTTCACGGTCGAAGCCCACACCCAACCCTTCGGCTAAATTTTCGCCTATTTCCGCAAATACCGTTGACGGCGAATTGATGCCAAAAAAGCCGCGTATGCCGCCAAGTATGCGCCCGCCAACGTCTGTTATTGCGTCGACAACCGCTTGCGCCGCTCCTAAAATGCCGTCTTTCAAGCCCATAAGCAAATTCATACCCGCTTCGCTCATGTTTGGGAAAAAGTCTACAATGGCGTCGATAATGGAAGTCAAAAGATTTGAAACGGCTTGTATATATCCGTTTAATATCTCTGGCAATGCCTCTATTGCCGACAAAAACAATTCCTTTCCCGCTTCTTTGATGTTGTCCCAATTCTCTTTGAAGCCGTTGACAATGCCTTTTATTATCTCTGGTATTGCCGCCACAATTTGCACAATGATAATCGGCAAATTTTCAATAATGGCGACAAATAGTTTTACTCCCGCTTCAATTATTGCGGGTATGTTTTCCAATAGCGTCATGATAATACTATTGATAATTTCGGGTAACGCTTCAACGATTGCGGCTATTATTTCTGGCAAAGCGTCCACAAGCGCAACAAGCAAGTCAATTCCCGCTTGTATTATCAATGGTATGCTTTCAAGTATTGCGGTTATAATGCTGTCAATTAGCTGTGGTATGGCTTCAATGATTATCGGTATTGCGTCAATAAGCCCTTCCACAAGCCCCATAACTAACTGCAACGCCGCGTCAATAAGCAATGGTATGTTTTCGACAAGCGTTTGAACAATTTGCACTATAACGTCAATAATCGTCGGAATAAGGGTCGGCAATGCCGAAGTTATGCCGTCGGCAAGGGCTGTTATTATCTGAATTGCACCGTCAAGTAGCGCGGGCAGTGCTGTTATTATCCCTTCCACAAGTGCCATTACGATTGCTAACGCCGCGTCTATAAGCTGTGGAATATTGCCTACAATGCCGTCAACAAGCGCAACAATAATTTCGGGTGCAATTTCCGCGATAGTGGTTGCCACGGTATGAAAAAGCTCTAAAACCTTTGGTATTGCGTCGCTTATGCCGCGCACCACTTCTTCAACGCCCGCCGTAATTTGTTCTGCCGCGTCGTCACTCCCTGCAATAAGCCCTATTAAGCCGTCGGTAATCATAGTAAAGCCTGGCAATAATTCCGCGCCGATTGCATTTTTCACGCCGTCAAAAGTGCGTGAAAGTGTGTCCATGCTGTTTGAAAAGTCGGCGGCGGCGTTTATTGCGTCGTCGCTCATTACCATGCCTAACTCATGGGCGCGTTGCCGTAATTCGTCGGTCGCTTCGGCTGAGCTATTCAAAAGCCCCGCAAGTTTTGTACCGCCATTTTGCCCGAATATTTGCAATGCAAGGGCTGTTTTGTCTGCCCCTTCTTCCATGTCTTGAAATGCCGATACTACGGCGTTCATTGCGTCTTCGGGGCTTTTTTGCCTTACTTCGTCGAAGTCTAAGCCAAGCCGCGTTATTGCCTTGCCAACCTTGCCGCCGTCTTCTTCCATCGAACCCATAGCGGCGACAACGCGGCGCATACCATAATTCAAATTGCCAAGTGTCGCGCCGTTTTGAGATAAAACATAATCCCATTCTTGAACCGCTTGCCGCGATATTCCCATTCTTTGCGAATAGTCATTTATGGCGTTCCCTGCGGCGGCTGTTTCTTGCGCCATGCCGTAAAGATACGCGCCCGCCGCAACCGCCGCCGCTCCAACCGCCGCCATTGCGTACCCAATAGCCTTTCCAACGTCGGCGACGACGCTTCCTACGTCGCCCCAAGTAACCTTATGCGACTTCAATTTGTCGTCAACGTCGCCTATTGCATTTTTGGTTTCTTGCATAGCTGTTTTGTTGTCAAGCAATGTCTTTTCCATTGCTACAAAAGCGTCCGAAGTTGGACTTATACCCTCATTTCGCATATCTGCAAGTGCTTTTTCGGCGGCTTCGACGGCTTTTTCTTGTTCGACAAGTTGGTTTTTGAATATTTCTTTTGTTTTTGTTAATTTTCCTACTTCGTCGCCGCTTAGGGCATATTCGGCGGTAAGGAGTTTTAACTCCGAACCTAATAAGTCCATATTTTGCGTGATTTCCTTTGACGCTTCGGCATATGCCCGTTTCGCTTGTTCCGAAGCCGACATTTTTTCATCTATGCCGCCAATTTCTTTTTGTACGCCCTTCATTGCGCTTTCGTTTTCGCGCAATACCCGCTCCATGTCTTGATAAGCCTTTTCTGACGGCTCAATTCCCATTCCTCGCATTTTTTCAAGGGAAGCCGTTGCCGCATCAATGGCTTTTTGATGTTCGGCGGTCTGTTGTTCAAGCAAACCTTTTCGCTTTGTCAAGCCCTCGACGCTTTCATCATTACGCCCAAATTCATATGTTACGGCTTTCATTTCCGAAGCAAGGTTTTTCATACTGTCGTTTATCTCTTTTGCGGCGGCAACGTATTCTTTGTTGCCCTCGAACTCTAACCGCGTACCAATACGCCCAATACGTGCCATTTATAAACCCCCTAACGCAATGTCAATTTTGTCCATATCCCCAACAACGGCGGGGCTGTCCTGTATAAAGCCCTTTCCTTGTGGGCAATAAATTTTGTGAATACGAAAAAGGGTTAAGAGTTTGTAAGGTGTCATTTTCCATACTCGCCGTTCTTCTAAGCCAAGAACAACAACCCCGATATAAAGAAAGCGGGCGAAGTCTATTCCACTTCGCCCGCCGTCGCGTTTCCCTCGTCTTCGTTATCATCTTCGCCGCCGTCATTTTCGGGCGGTTCTGTATTTCCCTTGTGCGCCACGGTAAACGCCGCAAATACATCTTCTACAACCCGCTTGAAATTGCCTATATGAACAAGTAAGCCAACTTGTCGTTCTGTGAGTGTTTCCGCGCCGTCTTCCGTGCCTGTTTCAATAAATGCTTTTGTTCTTGCGCCCTCGTTTAACAACTTTGTCAAAAGCCGTTTAATAAACTTCATGCGCCCCTTGCCGTTTACATGTTCCGCAAGTTTGCTTATGTCGCCGATTTCGTCTTCTAATTCGTCCAACATATCAAGGGAAAATAATAAATGACGCTCTTTGTCAAGCATTATCGGGTACAACCCGCCGTCTTTAATTGCGCTCATAATAAAGCGGGGCAACCGCTCATATAAGAACGGTTGCCCCTGCCCCCTTTCGGATTATATTTTTTTATGCGGTTTTCCGCGCCTTACTGAATGTTTGCGATAAGAAACAATCTATCTTGAAACGATACGGATTGTTGCATACCGTCTTTTTGGATATACAGGGTCATGCCGTTTTCATCATACTTGTACGGCAACATGCCTATTTGGTCGTCGGCGGGAATGTTAAGCGCAACTTTTTCAACAACGCCAACAAACCGCGCAAACAACGGTTCGTCGGTCAATGTCAAAATGTTGTGATAACCCGCTGTAATGGTGCTGTCGGTGCTAATATTGCCCCATACGGATATATCAGACACAAGGGGCGACAATTCAACGACAATCCATGACAATGTACCCGACAAACCCGCAATACCCAACGAAGCAAGGTCAACAACGCCTACTTCGTGCGCGTTTCGCCCTTCTATGTCGCTCAAAAACGCAACTTCTTCTTTTTCGGCTTGCCCCGCTAATTCCACGGTCGGGCGGTCTGTGCTGTTAAAATTGGCGTGTGTCGCTGTGCTTCCAAATTCCGCTTGTTCGGCGGTTACATTGCCGTCGCCGTCGGTGTAGGTTCGCAAGCTCAACAATGCCTTTTGTTGCTCTGCCGCGTTTGTGCCAAAGATTTGTTTATTGCTTGCAAGTGCTATATCGCTGTCAATTACTTGCGTTTCGGACGATTGCGGCTTTACAACTGCGTTTTCGGCGGCGTATGGTGCGCCGTCGGCGTTTGCAAGATTTACAGGCGTGTTTGTGTCCTGTCTGATAATTTGCGCGTAATCCATGTTATTGTACCCCTTTCACGTTAAGCGACTGTACCACGCCGCCATTTACCGAAACGCCGCCGCCCACGTTTGCGCCGCCAATATTAAGCGTACCTGCTATCGGGTCGGGCGGTATTGGTGCGGGGTTTTCTTCTCTTACGTCGTCGAACCACTTTTGCGCCGCCGCGTCTGTCGGCAAGCCTACAAAGTCGGCTTTCCACTTGCCGTCATTGCGTTTTTGGTATGTCCCAACAATAGACGGCGTTTGAAATGCTATGCTTTCGCCCTTCGTTTGGTAGTTTTCGTCGGGTATGGCAAATTTGACTTTATAAAGCCAAATATACTTGAACCGCCCTCGCGTTTTTGTTGCCCTAAAGCCTATTGCAACGTAAGGGGCTTCGTCGTCGCCGTCGGCATATACAACGCCGTCTGCGTCCATTTTTTGCCCTAGCAAATAGGCTTGATGTTTAGAAATAAGATCGTTAATGTTAAGCGTCAAAGTGCCGCTAACAAATTCCTTTACGCTTTCGTCTACCGCGTCATCGGCAAAAAGTTTCGCTTCGGCAATTTGTGTTGACATTTGCGCTTGAATAGCCTTTGCCAATCTAACAGGCTTGCCGAATATTTCTTTGCCGTCGGGCTGTTCGGTTATCGGCGCGTAAAATAAATCGCGTAAACCAATAGTCGCCATATTATCGCTCCTCTATAAATTTAGTGTTTAAGGACGCATGAAATAACCCTGTGTCCTGTTCGTACTGTTCGGCGGTCACTTGTGTACCGTAAAAACCCGCCGCTTTTAGGGCTTTTCTAAGCTCAACCAGTTTTTCAACGTAATTAACCTTAGAAAATAAATCAACCCTGTAATAGTGTTCGTATTCTTCGTTGTCGTCGTCTGCAAACGTCGCTTCGCTCCCCGCTATGGTCTGCCACGTTAAATATGTGTCGGCTGTCCCTGTGAAGCGCAAACGCTCTACAGGGTCGCCCAAGGTCGCAAGCGTTGTTTGCAAATGGCTGTCGCTTGTGTTCTTTATTTCGTTATCCATTGCTTACACGCTCCCATTCTGCCCCCATTGCGTCATTTACTGCGTCGGCGGCTGTCGCTTCGGCTTCACTAAGCCACGGTCGGGCGGGCTGTGTTGATGTGCCAAACTCCATAACCGCCCCGATTGTTACATTTCTTACTTTGTCGCGTTGCCCCTTTCGGTC